AATAAAGTAATTTGTTGCCATCCGGTAGAAGTAGACTTCCAAATATCGACTGCCGTTCCTGCCGCGTTATCACGAAACGCATAAGCAATGCCTTTGTACATACAGACACCGCGAAGCACCCCACTACCAGTTACCGCAGTGATATCAGCACGATAATCATCAGCTACTAATCCAAGAGCAGTGGCATGACCAATACCTGTAGGATGTCCGTCTTTGGAAGGCAGGATAGTTAAAGCGCCTTTTACCGTTCCGCCTACCGTAAAGTTCTCAAGAACAAATGTTCCCGTCACTCTATCGATAATGAGATAAGTGGATTCAACCTGTAATACTTTGCCTGTAGCCGCGCTTGTAGCGCCTGTAATTGTTTGACCTACTGTGACTGCCGCTGAGAACGTGCAAGGGCAGTAGTAGTAACTCTGAGCGCTAGGAGAAGGTCTGCCGTCAAAACGCTCATACCCATCAATGCGACGATAACCACCCAGTGCATTGCACTCATAGTTATTAATTGAAATACATTTACCCGCATCAATAGTGAGAGGTGGCGATACCAAATCAAGACCACCGGCAAAACGCGAGTATTGCGTCATGGTTTTAACATTAGGTAGCGCGTTCATTCTCATGCGAGTTCTTCCGAAGCAGTGGGTACAGGGCAATTAAACTGTTCAAGTTTAAAGAGTAATTTACGATATTCAATGTTACCGATGGCGTAAAGCTCTTGGGCATTGAGTTGTGTTGCAAAATACATCAATGCTCGCCAAACCACAATCATGTGAAAGCGCGATTGGAAAATTGGTGTATCGGTATCGTTTACTAAGGTGAAAGGGTTTTTATAATACTCACCTTCTACCGTGTAAACATTGTCTGGTATAGGATAAAACGTAAGGGAATTATCCGCAGGTTTTATAGTAAAGTGTGTTGGGAATCCGGTTTGAATACGCGCATTCCCAAACATGAATAAATCTCTAAACTCATCCCATTCAACAGGAATGAGATATTGTTCACTGACAATACCATTCGCTGTTAAATAGATGCGCATAGTTTCGGGCGACCATTCGCTTAAATCAGCTAAACTGATAGCGGTTTCAGAATAATTATTTACACCGTTAATGGTATTAAATGACATATCTCCCCGTAGGAAATCCCAATTGGCGTGTTGTAGTTGAATATCTGCGTATGCAGTATTGATGTAATCAACAGCTTGTTTGTACTCACCCTGTTGATTTGCCGTTGTGATTAATCCTGCACCAGAAATATCTGCTTCAGATAAAAGGCGATTAGCGAGTTCAAGAAATGTCATGGTTTAATTCCAGTACGGTTAATAAATTATTGTGACAATACAGTCGTCAACCATTGGTATCCACGGGGATTAGGGTCTTTAATCACACTGAATGGATATTTTTGTGATGTGTTGCGAGAAATCAAATTCACAGGATTTTCATCATTAGTATTAGGCGCAATAGTAATGAAAGTATCTGATTTTGCTCTTGCTAAAACTTCGATATATTTACGAGCAACGGCAATAGGTTTTCCCACTTCAAGCCATTCGATGCGACCATTAACAGCTACGTCAACAAAACGAGGAGCGTATCTATCTGCCGAAGGCTCAATACGAATAGTGACTTTTTCCTCCATAAACTGAAGTTCATCAAGATAATCTAAATCGATACCACTTGTTTCAACAATGATTTCTTCGTTGTCACGAATATCAACAAGACTATCTTCTAAATTAATGGTAGGTTTTGCTCTGCCGCGTACTTCTTCTGTATGTAATTCTTTTTGAATTGCCATGATTAAACTCCAATAAACTAAAAAATAGCAGTGTGCCTAAAAGACACACTGCCAATAACACTTAACTCGATACGCGAACCGACAAGTTTTTACTTGCCAAAATCATCGCAGTGGTTGCATTTTGTGATAATTGAACTGTGCGATCACGAACTAAAATTGAGTTAGCAGTGACTAAGGTACGAGTACCCGCAGCAACGGTTTTGATACATACGTTATCATTAGTTACCGCTGTGCCGCTACCTGCGCCCACACCTGTTGCCGTAAATGTTACACCAACAGTATTAGACGGTGCGCCAATTGCAACATAATCAGTTGAGCCAATAGTCGCAATTGTATAAACTGTACTTGCAACAAATGAACCCGCAGATACAGTAGCGGTTACACCTTCATACCATTCAAATTTAGAAAGGTCAGTAAAGTTTTCTACACAAACGTAACGTGGCTTACAGCCAATATCTAATTCAACATAATCCGCTGCAACAATAGTTGTTGCGTCAAATGATAAACGAATGAAAGTATCCAATTGGAAATCTTCATCGTTTGTTTTACTGGTCACTACATAAGTTGTATTTTCAGCCATTTCAAAATCCTCTGAGGAGTGCGCCAAGAGTTAGCTTGGCGCAGATATTAATTAAAGTGATTTAACGCCAGTATAGCCTAAAGCCATCCATTGGTTGTTTTCAATCATCACACCTTTCCACCAGATTGAACCGGCATAACCACGTTGACCGTGTGGATCAGATTTAGTTTTTTCACCCGCTGGGATGAAAGTAGGTGACATTGATTCTTTACCGCGTAATGCAATTTGCGAGAACGCATCTTGAGCAAATACGAAATAAGGATATACGTCAATGCTTGTGCCTAAAGTTGATTGGCAACCAGTTGAACCGATAGCCGCACCAGCGCTCAATTGAGCAGGTAAATCTGGTGAAGTAATGAAACGGAAACGCTCAACGCGACCAATTTCATTTGGCATTGGAGTACCACTTGCGTATTGTGATGTTGGAATAAAGCCAGCAATGTCACGCAAATCGGGTTCTAAGTCAGTGTGGCAAACAATCACATAGCCGCTTTCAACAGGTTGAGTAGCGATATTTGGTGATGCTTTTAATGTGTTAGTTACAGGGCGAGCATGGTTAGCTTGCATTGCTTTAGTGATTTTACGGATATTTGCTAATTTCAAATAGTCGTTAACTGTTGCAATAGAAGTACCTGTACCAGAGTAGAATACGTTAGTACACGCTTTTAAAGCACCGAATAGAATCATTTCGTTAACAAGCGCAACACGCTCACCAACTTGTTCCACCATTGCTTTAGGAATATCATCTTCGTACAAATCAGCCACTTTATCAGTAAAGCTGTATAAGCATGAGTATTGATTGATTACCGCAGTAATGTCTTGCGCTACGATAGTATCCGCTTGTGGTGTAACACCTTCTTGCGTTAAGTGTGCGTTAGCCATCGCTGTACCACGATCACCGGATACATTTTGGAAGAAGACATTTGGATTACCAGCAGTCGCGTTATAAGGAACATAACGACGTGCTACATAAGTTTCACTTTGGTTTTTAGGCAAAGAAATTTGACGACCTTGTTTTGCTAATACTTCTAGCGCAACAGCGTGTTTTAAAATCTCGCCTTTGAATTTGTTAATTCTGGCGGGAGAAGTGTTATAACCTTGAATAGCCATTTTAAAGCATCCTTACGTCATCTCGACGTTATTAAATAAAAGTAAGTTAGTCTGTATTAAACCCTGCTTCAAAATCATCTTCGTAATTTTCATCAAACCCACCTGTGCTTTTTGGCATAACTGCCGATTCAAGTCGTTGATTTTTCTTACTTTTTTGTTCTTGATACAAAGCCTTGTCACGTTTATAAGCGCTAATTGCAGCGGAAATAAAACCAGAATCCCATGTAGTATCAAGTCTATCTTGAATATCCGCAGGTAATTGGTTCTTCCAACCGGTGAAATCTTGTGATTGTGCAATTGATTCCCAATCGGGATGCTCTCTCGTCACCATCTTCATTTCAAAATTATTTTCTATTTGAGCGACCTTTTGCTGCAAAATGTAATCAATCTGATTTTGATCGATGCCACCACTTTGTTGTTGCAAAGGTATCTGCGATAAATCCCTAGCTAAAGCATTTGCGAAATCTTCGCCAAATTCTTCTCGCATATTGGAAAACATCTCAGCAGTAACTTGAATAGGTTGAGCTTCTCTTGGTTGCGCGGACGATTGAGCCAGTGCTTCAAGACGCTTAACTTCTCGGTTAATCTCGCCAATTTTGCCAAATAATCTTTGGTTGTTTTGTTCAAACAATTCACGAATCTGTTCTTCAGAAAACGATGGATTTTGTTCAATGATTTCTTGAATCGCTTCTTCTTTAATTTCGTTGGACGAATCTTCGCCAAACTCCTCAAAGCCATCAGCAAACGCATCATCAATTTCTAATTCAATGCTTTCTTCTTGTACTTGTGATTCTTCCATTTTTACTTCCTATGCTTTCGCATTTTAGTCGCAGGGCATTTGCTGTGCGAGTTACAAATTGCAGGGGATATTACTCGCCTACGGGTTTTTCTATAGACAGGAGATTCTTAATTTCAAGTATCTGCCCTCTAAGTCTATCTGTTACATCCTGTGATTGAGGATTGTCATTCTTTCTACGCAATTCATCCAGTCTTGCAATATGATATTCTCTAATTGCAATCCATGTGGGAGAATTTGTATCTACTTTAGGTTTTTCTATCATTTCTGATAAGCCTGTCCATTTGGCGCTCTACCTGCCGGTTCAGTGGGAGGAGTTAACACCTGTTTAGATAATTGCGTTTGTACGTTTAATTTTTGAGCTGTTTGCGCCAATTGAGATTTGATTTCAGCGACACTGATTTGAGTCGATTGCGATAGTTCCATAATCTTCATGTCGCGTTCCATCTGCTTCATTTGAATCTCATGTTGACGATCAACCTCTGCCTGTTGCGCTTTAAATTTGAGTTCTTGCATAGCGAGCGTTTCTTTAACTTGCATCTCCGCCATATCAGTAGATTGCAAGAATTTCGCTTTATCCATCTCACCAGCAGCGCGAACTTTAGCCACTTCAATCTGACCTGCGACTTTAGGGTCTTGCGGTGGATTTTGTTGTGCTTGCGCTTGCATCTGTTTAATTTCTTCTTCGCTAAATTTAAAGCGTTTACTATCAAGGCGTTGCGCTTTAAATGCTTCATCAATCCATTTAGCAGGATTGATTTGGAAAGCTGGGTTCATTACGAGAGCGCCTAATTGCATAATGGCTTGATGTTGCGCATCACGCTCAAACAGAACTGTTGATCCACGAGCTTCAATATTAAAATCACCTTTCAATTGCTCATCACCGTAAAGCATAATCCATTCATAATAACGTGTAATGTGTGGAACAGTGACGCGATCATCAAAGTTACGAGCAATGTTTCTGCGAATAGTTCCAGCGTTATTCTGAAGCATGGTCATACCGCCAACAGTATCTGGAGCATTGCCTTGCTGACCTTGTAGCATCATCGGTAAGCCGGTAATGTCCTCAGCCATTTTCAGCGCGTACTGAATGATTGCCATCAAATCCTGTGTGATGATGGGAATAATGATTGAGCTTATTGCGCCACGCGCATCTTGTATTGGGGAATCGGGTGACAATCTAAGTAATGCACCGCTACCCACTTCAACTAATCCACCATCAGCCGATTCAACTCCATCGGCAATAATTGTGGTAGGTCTACCGCCTTTACCTGCGTTATCGAGTAAATTACGAGTAGCCGCGTTAATAATACGTTGAGGTTCTCTTACTTGACGTGCAACACCGATACCTGTCCAAGTATCATTCATGGGTTGCCACACCATTACATCATAAGGGAACTCACCGCTTTCCAGTGGGTTCATGGTAGCTTTGATAACGCGATTATTGACAATGACAACCACAACATCATAAGTATCGCTATCACCACAAGTACAATCAGCAGCTTCAAGGTCTTCTTTAGTAGCTTCGCCATAGTAGTACCACACTTCAAATCTGTCGCCAAAGTTAGTCTTATCACGTTTCTTTTCTAAATCGTCGTCAGCACCTTCTTTAAGGACTAACTCAATTTGAGAAGAAATGTAACCTTTTGCTTTGCGTAAATTACGCAATTCTTTTTTCGTAATATAATCACGTTCCCAAACAAAACTGCCGCTGTGAATGTCATCTCCACACGCAGGATCGGGATAAAAGTTTCTTACGTCAATACGTTTTGATGCTGGACGAATTTCAATAACTTTAACATCCGCAACACCCTCTGCTTGCATTTCACCTTGAGGTGTCGGCATTTGCTTTTGAAACATTTTATGTACAGAGTTTTGCTCATCAATAATTGGATAACAGCCTTTAACAACACCTGTACCCAGAATAGCTGAATCTCGAAGTACCTTACGCACTTCACGATTCCAATGCGCTTCAACAAGCCAATCTTCAATTTGTTTTTGAGCTTCTTCTGCTTTTTTCTTTGCGTCTTGTTTAATCGTTTCTTCAAATTGCTCAACAGGCATTTGTTGATTCTTATACATCACGATACCGACATCAACGGGTTTTACTTGCAGTAATTCCATTGTGGCAGGTTTAGGCGTTGGGCGAACTTCAAAGTTTGCATCATCAACTGGAAGGAGCATATCAGCAAGTGACATGGCAGCAATATCTGTGTATTGCTTAGTGATATTCATAAACACGTTTGAGCCAATTCGCTTTCTATTTACACGCGAATAGCCGCCACGATCTACAAGATTTTTGGTAATGGAGGTACTGACTTCACCACGGTTGGCATCATCAATACCCTCATAATATTCACTGTCTTGATCCCAAATTTCTTCTATGCCCGATTTCTTACGAGCTTGGATAGCCTTCTGTCTTTTGGACAAAAGTGCTTTTCCGAATCGGTCTAGTCTGTCAATTTTAGAATCGTCTATCATCTCTTAGTTCCAGTTAAAGGAGTTTGCTCTGTCATCACGACATGGCGTAACATCATCTCGACGTTAATTATAAAGCATTTTAGATAATTTCGTTAATAGTTGCTTTCGCAATATCAATGACAGTATCTTGAGGAATTTCACGAATATTTTCAACGTGTTGCGCTGCGCCTGCAATATCACCATGTGACACATCAGTAACTGCGCCAGCCGCTTCATCAACGGCTTTCTTTGCGCCATCTGAAACCTTGTGAACCATATTATCAAAAAATGACATGACTATCTCCAATTAAATTAATATCCGACACCGCTATCATACGGTTGCCATCTTGGCGCAGCAACAGGAGCGCGTCTATCTTCATTGCTTAAACTCTCAGCATTGACTGCTAAATATCTAAAGGCATCTGCACTATGACTATAAGTGTCATGGAGCGGTGCGCCTGCTTCATTTGTTCTTGGGTTGATACTTCGACGATAGCGCTTTAAACATTCGAGCAATCGAATTGCGTGTACCTTATCAAAATAACATTGCGAGAACATTAAACGAGCCGCCTTAATTCCCGATTCAATTGGCATATTAGGCGTTATCTTTACTTTACGTCCAAATGCCTTTAAAAGTTCTTCTGTACTTTTACCGGTTTTAAAATCTTTAGTGCGCCCGTCATGTGGCAGGTAATCATACCCCCAATTATACTTCTTACTATTCAATAGTCCAGCATAATAATCTAAGGTCTTGTGGTCATCCTCAATACTTTCAATGATCCGAATCTCACTTCGGACTTTTTGTACTAAGAGAATTGACATCGAGTCGTTCCAACCCAAATCCCAAATAGCATGAACTTTAAGTAATGGATCATAAGGAACATTACAAATTCTGCCGTGCATCGTTGCAGCGTTAACTTCATTCGCATAAATAGCACCTGTTACAGCACTGCGGCATTTACCAAGCCAAATGTTATCATAGTCCTCTGGATTGGTTGTCATGCAATGTAGACGCTCTGCTTCAAGCTCTTTAGGAAAATAAGGATTATCACTAAAGTTCATTTCAACAACAGTTGCACTTGGCGCAGGATTAAGTACAAAACGTGTGTAAGTATCATCCGTATCTAAGTCTGGATTGAAACTCACCCAAATCTCAGAATCATCTTTACGAATAGTAGGAATAAGAATATCCCAACTTTTCTTACTTACCGTTTGCGCTTCCTCTACCCATACAATATCACAGCCTTCAATAGACTTGATAGATTCAACTGTATGTTGCGCTAAACCGGCAAACATAAACAGCGATCCATTCATTCCACGAATCTCTGTTTCAAGGACAGTAAAGAATGCCCCAAGTCCAAGTCTTTGAATTTGATCGGATAAAAGCAAATGCACTGATTGCTTGATACTTTTTTGAATCTCCCGTGTGCATAATACGCGCATGGGTTTTTGAGCCGCTAAAAGAATCAGTGCTTGTGCAAAGTTATAACTTTTCCCGCTGCCCCTTCCTCCGTGTGCTACTTTATAACGT